CAATGGGAAGTAATTGAACGGGAGATAAAAAATGAAATACAACCAGGCACTTGATGCATTGCTGGCAGAGAAGCCCATACGCCGGGCCTTGTGGCCTGATGGGCTACACTTCCGGTTCTCTGAACTTTGGGACACCTTCAGCGTTGCAGAGGGTACAGAAGTAAAGGAAAAGAATAGCGTCATTTGGCTTACCGCCGGTGACCTGTTCGCTGAAGACTGGATGATCGGCAAGTACAATCCGGTTACCGGGGAGCCGATATGGGAAGAAACCAAATGATACCTTTTGCCATTGGTGCTTTGGTGGGTGCTGGGTGCTTGGCTGTGTACAACGAACTGTATATTCGCTGGTTGTATGCTGATGTAAAGAAACAGGCTAAAGCCCAAGGCATCAGCAAAGAAAAGATGCGCGCTGCTATGCTCTGGGCTACCAGCGCGGAGCTAAGGAAGAATCTAGATGAAGACTAGAGAAAAGGAGTACGAAGATGGCAGCACAACCCGGAGCAGGTAGACCAACCAAGTACACACCGGCAACGGTAGCCAAGCTCACAGACGCTCTGCGCGGTGGTAACACCCGCAGGGCTTCCTGTGCTGCCGCTGGTATTGATCAAACTACACTTGCCAACTGGCTTAGGGAATATTCTGAATTTTCATACGCTGTAGAAAAGGCTGAGGGTGAAGCGGAACTGCGCAACCTTGCAGTCATCCAAGATGCAACCCGCACGACATGGCAGGCGGCCGCGTGGTGGCTTGAACGCAAGCACAAGGCCGACTGGTCATCTAGGGTAGAGCAGACCGGCGCTGACGGTAGCCCGGTCAAGGTGATAGTCGAGTATGCGGATAAGCCAGGTGCATGAGCTTCACCACGGCAACTGTCTTGACATCCTACGCACCATGCCGGATAACTCGATTGATGCTGTCGTAACCGATCCGCCGTACGGCTTATCCTTCATGGGCAAGCGTTGGGATTATGACGTTCCGTCTACGGAGATATGGGCAGAATGCTTGCGTGTGCTAAAGCCCGGCGGTTACCTGCTGGCCTTTGCTGGTACTAGGACTCAACACCGCATGGCGGTACGCATTGAAGATGCCGGGTTTGAGATTCGGGATATGTTAGCGTGGATGTACGGTAGCGGGTTCCCAAAGTCTCACAACTTAGACGGTGAACATCAGGGCTGGGGTACAGCACTCAAGCCAGCCATGGAGCCTATCACGATGGCACGTAAGCCCTTCAAAGCCACGGTAGCGCAGAACGTGCAGGAGTGGGGTACAGGTGCCATCAACATAGACGGTTGCCGGATTGGTGAAGAGGAAATAATTCAACATAGACCGAAAGAATGGCGAGGTTTTCATAAACTGCAAGATGGTGAAATCAGCGGATATGAAGATGCATCAACAATAGGCCGATGGCCTGCTAACGTGATGCACGATGGAAGCGCGGAGATTCTGCAAGGCATGGGCGAAGCGGCACGGTTCTTCTACACGCCTAAAGCCTGTAAGGATGACCGGGACGATGGGTGCGAGATGATGGATGCAAAGCAGTACAGCCATGACGGTAGAGACAAGGCGATTGAAAACGCATACCAACGCAACGACAGCCAAGCACGGAACTTCCACCCAACCGTAAAGCCTACTGACCTGATGCGCTACTTGTGCCGCATGGTTACACCTACCGGCGGTATTGTGCTTGACCCCTTCACCGGATCAGGTAGCACCGGGCGCGGTGCAGTGCTTGAAGGATTCCGGTTCATCGGTTGCGAGATGGATGCAGACTATATCGAGATAGCGAAAGCCCGTATCCTTGCAGCTGAGAAAGCGTACCAGCCTTGCCTGATATTCGATTAGTTTTACCAAGGCCGCATGAAGCCCAGCAGGTCATTCTGCGGGAAGCCCGCCGATATAATGTTTTGGCATGTGGCCGTAGGTTCGGGAAAACCACACTCGGCGGTAACTTGCTCAGTGACCCGGTGCTTATTGACGGTCTACCTTGTGCTTGGTTTGCACCTACCTACAGGCTCCTAGAAGAGGCATACGCCGATCATAAGCGCATCTATGCTCCGGTTATCCGCAGGGCGGTACAAAGCCCAGCCCCGCGCATCGAGCTTATAACCGGGGCAGCTATTGACTATTGGACGCTTGATGACCCTAGCACGGTAGCCCGTGGTCGTAAGTACAAGCGGGTCATCATCGATGAGGCCGCCATGGCTAGACACTTGGAGCAAGCCTGGACTGAAGCCATACGCCCAACGCTTACCGATTACCGGGGAGATGCGTTCTTTCTTTCCACACCTAAAGGCTCCAACTACTTCCGTACCCTTTACAACCAAGCCGCTACGGATTCCGACTGGATGTCATGGCAGATGCCTACCACCGCTAACCCGTGGATTGATGCTGAGGAGGTAGGCAAGGCGGGGGAGTCACTGCCATCGATTGCTTTCCGTCAGGAGTATTTGGCAGAGTTCGTCGATGCTGCGGGAGCAAGAATCAAGCGGGAGTGGCTACGCTATGGCGATTGCCCTGAAGGCCTACCTACCTACATCGGGGTTGACCTTGCCATCTCTACAAAGTCTGAAGCAGACTACACCGGGGTTGCTGTTGTATCACGTGGTGACGATGGCACGATTTACGTTAGAGATATCAACCGTACCCGTGCGGACTTTGCTTCCGTGCTACGCTTCATTGAGGCTATGGCGGCTAAGTGGAATCCATCTATGATCGGCATCGAGCAAGTGCAGTATCAAGCCGCTGTGGTGCAGGAGCTCCTTAGGCGCACTAAGTTACCGATACGGGGGATACGGCCAGACCGTGACAAAGTGACCCGCTTTGCGCCTTTGGAAGCCCGCTACGAGCAATCACAGGTTATGCACTGCCAAGGGTTGCCCGCTTACTTTGAGGATGAGCTGCTATCCTTCCCGGTTGGTCGGCATGATGACGTAGTGGACGCTCTGGCCTATGCTTGGCAGGTGTGCGGTTCTAAGCGTTCTTGGGGTGCCGTCTAAAAATATATCTACCTATACCCTTGCAAGATATACACGCGCGGTGTATATTATCTACATCAAGCAGGGAGATAGAACAATGACAAAGACAATCGGAAACTACACAATGCAAGTTACAGAACACCACGGAGAGTGGATGGCGCGTGTTGTTTACACTAACGGTGGAGCATTCGGCGGAAACGTCTACTTTATGAAGACATACGCAACGATGGCAAGCGCTATCAAGGCTGGAGAAAAGCAACTCGCAAAGTACGCACTGTAAACAAAGGAACCGCCATAGCCCCCGCAAGGGGGCTTTTTCTTTTTGTGGGATACTGAAGCCATGGGTATCTTTGACCGCTTCTTAGGCCGTAAAGCCGCAGCCAACCCGACACAAGCACTACCGCTGCCGTTGTCTCAGTCCAGAGACATCTACCTAACCGGGTACGGCTCTGGTCAGCTGCAAACCTTGCTACGCCGGGCGCTCCCTGGAAGCACCAAGGACTGGGCTAGAGTTGCCGGTGACTTAGGGCTGAATGGTGTCGTTGCTAGTGCCATTGATTGGTATGTGCGTAACTACCCACAGGCAACACCAAAGTACTACCGACCGGTAGATTCTCAACAGGCAGAACCAGTAGAAGACCACCCGGTGATTCAACTCATGGCTCAACCTGATCCGATGATTATGGGTAGCCTTTTCTGGGGCTGGGTCATTCAAGATTTCAAATTGTTTGGCAACACTTACCTGAGAAAGATTCGCTCTTCCACCCGTGGCACCGTGACGGCTTTACAGTTCCTCCCGCAGGATATGGTTAGACCGGTTGGTAATGGCGTAAACCCGCTAACGCACTACGTCTACACCACGGACGGGCGCTCTTTTGACATCCCGGTATCCGACATGATTCACATCCGGTACGGCAGAGACCCAAGCGACATCAGGCTAGGTAGAGCGCCGCTTACCGCTGTACTGCGGGAGATTGCAACCGACAACACCGCATCCACTACCGCATACGGACTCTTGGCTAACGGTGCTATGCCTAGCCTCATTGTCGGCCCTGATGCCAAAGAGACCAGCGTTGATATGTCGATGGACGATGCCCGGCAGGTCAAGCGGCAACTGCATGAAGACCTAACCGGGGACGGTTCAGGCGGTATCGTGGTTATGACCGGTGCGTACAAGATGGATAGGGTTAGCCTTACTCCTTCCGAGCTTGCTTTGGATTCTGTGAGGCGTGTACCGGAGGAGCGCATCTGTTCAGCCCTGGGCATCAACCCTATGGTCTTAGGGCTTGGAAGCGGCTTAGAGCGGTCTACATACAGTAATTATGAGCGCGCCCAGCAAGCGGCTTGGGAAGATGGCATGGTGCCGTTGCTCCGTACATTGGCGGATGCCATAACCGCTGACCTGCTGCCGGAATATCCGGAGACACAGCAGGGTGATTACGTAATGTATGACCTCGAAACCGTGCGGGCGCTTGCAGATGATATGCAAGCAGAAGCGGTAAGAGCCGAGAAACTGTATAAGGCGGGCATTATTGATCGGGCTTCAGCCAAGCGCATAGCCGGGCTGGAAGCCGTGCCGGAAGACGAAGGGCAACTACACCCAACGGCAATCCCGGTACAAAGCACCGGCGGCTTTGATGGTGCCGCAGTTCGGTCTTATGATGTGAAGTTCCGGCCAACTGAAGCGATGCGGACAGCGGCACAACGGGCGCTTGACTGGAAGGCGGAAGGCTTTGACGGCGGGACGCGGGTAGGGCTTGCGCGAGCAAACCAAATCGTAAACGGTGAGAAACTATCCGAAGACACGATCCTCCGGATGTACTCTTTCTTTTCACGGCATGAGGTAGACAAACAGGCTGAAGGCTTCAACGCTGGTGAAGAGGGCTTCCCTTCACCGGGGCGTGTAGCCTGGGACTTATGGGGCGGCGATGCCGGGTTCCGCTGGTCTACATCCAAGCGGGACGCAATGCAGCCAGACGGCAAGAGCCTTGACACCGACCACGTATGCACTCCGGGGGTAGTGTATAAGTCTCACCCTTTTTACGGGTACGAGCTGGAGGACAGCTCAAGCGAGTAGACAACGGGACGGGCAGGATATATGCCGCTGGGCAGAAGTATCGGAATGACTTGTTGGAGCGTGAAGGCGTAGCCATCAGCCGGATGCAACGTGCATACAAGGCCGCAACCAAGGCCAGCATCGATGAGCTTGAAGCGCTGGAGGGACGGATTCAAGAGCGCATGGATAACGGGGAAGACCCTAGCGAAACAATCCTCTGGATGCGTCAGCGGATCATAGACAACATCGAGGAGTTAGGGAAGAACCTTAAGAAGTTTAGCATCGAGGGGGCGCAGATAACCGCTGATGGACAACTTGAATCGGCCATCCTTGCGAACGAGGCAACTGAACGCCTCGTTGAAACGGCAGCGGGAAAAAAGCCAGCCAACGTTAGCGTTAGTATGGGATGGACAAACTTACCTGACGAGGCCCTCCAAGCGTTTGTCGGCATGGCTGGTGATGGCAGCCCTCTGGCGGTCTTATTTGACTCAATCCCTCAAGTAACCACCGATGCTATGCAGATGGCTTTGGTGCAAGGAATAACCCTTGGTGAAGGCCCACGCACGGTAGCACGGCGGGTACGCAAGGCGGCAGATATCGGTAGGCAAAGAGCCGAGACGATAGCCCGTACCGAGATGATACGCGCAAGCCGTGAAGCCCAGCGGCAACTGTATACGGAAAATCCTTCCGTAACCGGTTACCGCCGACAGGCTACGCAAGATGCGCGGGTATGCCTTGCTTGCTTGGCTTTGTCTGGCACACTACAAGCCACCGATACGATCATGCCAAGCCACCCGAACTGCCGGTGCGTGATGATACCGGAAACGCTCAGCTGGGCAGAGATAACCGGTGATTCGTCTATACCTGATACCCGGCCCAAGGTAGCAACCGGTGAAGAGATACTGAAGGGGCTAACCCCGCTTGAAGCCCAGCAGATACTAGGCACCGCTCGTTACAACCTTTACAGCGAAGGCCTACCGCTCAGTGACATGGCAACCGTGGTGCCTAACGCTGACTGGGGGCCTACTACACGGGTGCTACCGCTTAGAGACCTAGAAGGATATCAACCGGATCTAACGACCTACCTATGAAATTAGCACTGTGGGATAGTGAAGCCATGGATCTGCTGACATCTACCGTAGACGGTATCAAGAGCGACAGGCTGGGCTACGTCAAGGGCTACCTTGTGCGCTTTGGTGATACCAAGACCGCTGACCTTGAGGGTGATTATTTCACCAAGTCAACCGACTACGGATTCCCGATGTCTGAAGGCAAGCGCGTACCGCTCAACGTCTACTACCACCACGGTATGGATGCACAGGTAGGCAAGAAGTCTATCGGTACAGGCTACATCAAGATGGACGATACCGGGCTTTGGTATGAGGCACAGTTAGATCTAGCCGACGAATACGGCAACATGATTGCGAAGCTCTGCAAGCAAGGTAAGATGGGCTTTTCCTCCGGTGCCGCCGGTCATTTGGTAGAGCGTAAGAGCATGGGCGGTGCCGCTGAAATCA